TGACCCCCAGCGGCATGGGCGCCCCGAGCCACGTCTCCGGCGCCGGCGCCGAAGGCGGCGGCCGCCCGCCCGACGGCGATTCCCAAGCCAGCCTCACCGCGCCGGCGGCCTAACGCCCCTGTAGCCGCGCGCTCCAGAGCGCGGCCTCGACGATACCGTGGTAGGACCGCGCATCGACCGGAGCCCCGCGTGAACCGTCTCGCCCCGTGGCCAAGGCGCATTTCGCGAGCCGACGTCGAGCGCATGATGCGCGCGCTTCAGCGTCAGGACGAAGCCATCGCCCGCGCCGAAACCGTAGCGCTCCGTCTCCGGTTGCGGTCATGGCGCGCCGGCGTCTCGTCCCGCGCCGTCATGGCCGGGCTTAGCCCGTCGCGAGACGGGCGTTCTTCCGAACGCCCTATGGTCCCGGCCATCCGCGCCGGGCCGTGATCGACCGCCGTTCGCAGGAGACCCCATGCCGTGCCGATTCGCTCCGCTCGATGATCTGACGCCTGACCGGCTGCTGTCCGTCGTGGGGCAATCCTACCCGGCTCTCTTGCTCAAGAACGGCGACGGCTTCGCCTCGCACGGCCGCCTCCTGCAAACCCTCGACGCCCGCTGCATCCGCTATGCGTTCTCCGACGCCAGCGTCGGCCGCGACATGCACACGATCCTGCCCGACGCGTGGGACCTGCGGAACTTCAACAACAACCCCGTGTTCCTCTGGGCGCATCAGGACGACGAGCTGCCGGTCGGCCGCGTCGAGGACCTGACGACGGAACAGGGCCGCCTGATCGGCCAGGTCCGCTACGCCGAGCACGAATTCGCCGACACGGTCTATAATCTGGTCAAGGGCGGCTATCTCAACGCGACGAGCACCGGCTGGCTGCCGCTCGAATGGCGCGCCGCCAACGACCGCAAGCGCCCCGGCGGGCTCGACTTCACCCGCGTCGAATTGCTGGAGATCAGCCAGGTCCCGGTCCCGGCGCTGCCCACCGCGCTCGTCACGGCGCGCAAGGCGGGGATCAACGTCAAACCTCTTTTCGATTGGGCCGAGCGCCTGCTCGACGCCGGCGACTTCGCCGTGATCGGCAAGCCCGAGCTTGAAAATCTGCGAAAGGCGACCCGCATGACCGAGGCCAAACGCAAACCCGCGAAGCCGGCGCCGGGACCGATGGAACCCAAGGTCGTCGCGCTCGTCGGCGAAGAGCGCAACCCCGCCGCGCTCGCGCGCTCGCTGAAAGCCCGCGACCTCTACGCGATGGCCGACCTCTGCTATTTCCTCGCCGGCGCCGAGAACCTCTACGACCGCATCGCCGCCGAGGCCGTGCGCGAAGACGACGGCTCCGAAATGCCCGCCAAATTCCGCGCCTGGCTCGACGACGGCAACCGCCTGCTGCTGCAGATGGCCGGCGAAGAGACCGCCGAGCAGATCGCCGGCGAGCAGGACGAGGGCGCCTCGCCGTTCTACTGGTCCGCCGCCCGGCTCGAAGAGGTCGTGACGCGCGCGCTCGAAAAGCGCGGCCTGACCCGCAAGGGCGCAAAATTCTCCGCCGAGTCGCTGCGCTGCATGCGAGCGATCCACGGTCACGCCAAAGCCGCGCATGACCAGCTCTCGACGCTGCTCGACGGCGCCGACGACGAAAACCCCGAAGACAACGACGACAACGAAGGCGTCGATCCCGCCGACGTAGACAGCGAGCGCAAGCTCGCCGCCGCCGCCGAGCGCAAGGCCAAAGCCGAAGCGCTGAAGGCCCGCCTTTCGGCCTGACCCCATTCCGTCATCGCGAGCGAAGCGAAGCGATCCAGCCTCTCCGCTGGGCCGCCTTTCGTTCGCATTCAAATTCGCCGCAGACGGGCGTCCTACCGGACGCCCTTTGTGACGCGCCCTGACCCGCGCCTGGGCAACGCGACCGCAGCGCCGGAAGGCGCGGCATTCCCCTGGATGGAGCCCCTTATGGAAAAGCTCGCTGAGCTTCGCCGCAAACTCGGCGCGGCTGTCGATGAACTGCCGGCCCTGGTCGAGGACGCCAAGGCGTTCGAGGCCAAAGAGGCCGAGATCGCCGCCCTCGAAGGCCAGATCGCCCGCACCGAGACCGCGCGGCAGCGCAGCATGGCGCTGGCTCGCCCCGCCGCCGTCGCGCCCCGCGAGGAGGCCGACGAAGCCGCCGGCGACATCGCCTCCATCGCCCGCATGGCCGGCGAGCTTTCCGGCCTGCGCCGCCACGGCGGCAAGGCGCAGTTCTCCGACGCGCTGTCGGTCGCGCGGCGCGGCGTCGGCTGGAGCCAGGACAACCAGCGCCATTTCCGCAGCCTCGGCGAACAGCTCGTCGCGGTGCAGCAGCACTACGTCACGCGCGGCGCCAACACCGACTCGCGCCTGACCCGCGCGCCGCTCGGCGCCAGCGAGGTCGATCCGACCGGCGGCGGCTTCCTGCTGCAGACCGATTTCGCCGCCGCCGTGTTCATGCTCGCCCATGACATGGGCGAAATCCTCGGCCGCGTCGGCAAGATCGCGATCAGTTCGAAGTCGAACGGCCTGAAGATCCCGGCGGTCGACGAAGTGAGCCGCGCCAACGGCTCGCGCTTTGGCGGCGTGTCGGCGTCGTGGGCCAGCGAGGGCGTGGCGCCCGGCTATTCGCTGCCCAAGTTCCGCGAAGTCACGTTCGCGCTGCACAAGCTGATCGGCCTGATGCCGATGACCGACGAATTGCTGCAGGACGCTCCGGCGCTGACGCAGATCGCCGGCCAGGCGTTCTCCGAGGAAATCACCTTCAAGACCGAAGACGCGATCTATCGCGGCGGCGGCGACGGCATGCCGCTCGGCTTCCTCAAGTCCAACGCCTTCGTCGCCGTGCCCAAGCTGACCGGGCAGGCCTCGGGCACCATCGTCAAGGAGAACATCGATGCGATGTTCGCCCGTTGCGTGGCGCGCTCCTACCCCAACGCGGTCTGGCTCATCAACCAGCTGTGCTACCCGCAGCTGTTCAGCCTCGCGCAGGTCGTGGGCACGGGCGGCGCGCCGGTCTGGTTGCCGCCGGGCGGCATGTCGGCCTCGCCGTTCGGCTCGCTCTATGGGCGCCCCGTGGTCCCCGTCGAATACGCCGAGGCGCCGGGCACGGTCGGCGACATCGTGCTGGCGGACTTGAGCCAGTACCAGCTCGTCGACAAGGGCGGCTTGACGGCGGCGACCTCGATGCATGTCGCCTTCCTCACCGACCAGCAGGTGTTCCGCATCACCTACCGCGTCGACGGCAAGCCGATGTGGTCCGCCCCGCTGACCCCCTACAAGGGCGCGCAAACCCTGAGCCCCTTCGTCGGCCTCGCTTCGCGATAAGACGGGCGCGAAACATCGCGCCCTTTTGGAATTAGCGCGGGAACGCCGCGCCCGGCGCCGTCGATCACGGCGCCGGGTTTCTCTCTGCCCTCGTCCTGAGCTTGTCGAAGGACGCCGCCCAACCCTTTCCGGAGCCCTCCGATGTCCAGCCGCTTCTCGCTTCCCTATTCGGTCCCCCCGATCGACCTGCTGCCGCCCGCCGCCGACGCGGCCGGCCGCACCTCGTCCTATGTCTCGCTCGCCAACGCGCTGAAGGCGTGGATCGTCGTCACCGTCAACCAGGGCAATGCGGCGACCGTCGCGCTGACCCCGCTGCAGGCGACCAGCCTGGCCGGCGCGGGCTCGAAAGCCATCGGCGGCGTCGACACCGTGGCGCCGATCTGGCTCACCAACGACACTTCGACCGCGACCGGCTCGGACGCGATTGTTCCCCAGACCGCCGCGCTCAGCTTCACGACCGACGCGACGCTGAAGAACAAACAGGTGATCTTCGAACTGACCCCCGAGGCGATCATGGATCTGGCCAACGGCTATGACCACATCGCCATCCAGACCGGCGCCTCGAACGCGGCCAACATCACCTCGGCCAAGCTGTTCATTGAGGCCGCCTACGCCGGCGGCTCGCGCCCCAGCGCTTACGTCTAAGAACCGCGACTTCCGTCATGGCCGGGCTTGTCCCGGCCATCCACGCCGCTCCGCGCCGCCGAGGCCTCCATGTCCACCATCACCCGTTCCGAATTCCGGCCGCCTTATGTCGGCGTGCGCTATGAATTCGACGCCAACACCGCCGAGACGGTGACGTCCTCGGCGCCGTTCCAGTTCTCCGACGATTTCGTCGGCGGCGGCCATAGCGCGGGCGTGCCCGCCGCCGGCTCGCCGGTCGCCGGCTATCCCTGGGTCAAGAAGATCGTCGGCGCCGCGCCGCCGACGGTCGCGCAAGCCGCCGGCGTCAACGCCGGCGGGCTGATGAACAACACGCTGACGGCGACCTCGGAAGCCGAGGAGGCCAGCCTCTATTTCAACGATTCGCTGCAGATCGACACGACCCGGATCGGCCAGGCCGAATGGCGCGCCCAGCTCGTCCAGGCGCCGACCGGCGTCGCGCAAATCGCGATCGGCCTCGGCTCGGCCTGGGTCGGCGGCCCGCTCAACCTCGCGCGTTACCTGCTGTTCCTGTGGAACGCCAACAACACGCTGACGATCCAGTGGAAGGACGGCGGCGCCAACACCGGCTCGCTGACCGCGGCCCCCGCGGGCGGATCGGCGATCGCCACCGACGGCAATTTCCACATCTACCGGATCGACTGGTCGAACCCGGCCGACATCGGCTTCTGGGTCGATGGGGGCCGCGTCAACGCGGCGGCCAGCGTCGCCTGGGCGCCCAGCGGGACCAACGGCGTGTTTCAGCCCTGGCACACCTGTTACAAGGCCAGCGGAACGGGCCTCGCCACGCTGAGCGTCGACAAGATCGACGCCTTCAACAACCGCTGAGGCCGCCATGTCCGACACGACAGGAACCGACCCCGTCGACGCGATCGGCGAGGCCATCGCCGTCGTCGAGGCGGTCGCCGGAGCCGTGACCGCGCCGGCCCCTGCGGCGGCGCCCTCGCTCCCCGCACTTGGCGACGCGATCCACGTCGCGGGCCGCTCGGGCGTCGTGTTCGGCGCCTGCCAGCGCGACGGCCGCATCTTCGTCACGCTCGCGCCGGGCGACGATTGGCTGCCCGTCTGAGCCATGCGCAGCCCCGGCGACCGCCAATTGCGCCGTAACCCCGAAACCGAGAAGGCCCTGCCATGGCTGGTTCGATCAGCGTCGCCAAGACCGACCTCGGCGGCGCCCTCGTCAAATATGCGGTCGCCTGGACCGCCGACGGCTCGGGAAACGTCAATTCCAACACGTTCGACGTCAAGCGCGGCCGCGTCTGGAGCGTCAAATTCGTGCAAGGGACGCCGACGCCCACGACTGGTTACGCGATCAAGCTGCTCGACCCCGACAACGCCGACCTGATCGCCGGCGCCGGCGCGACCGTCAATTCGGCGCTCAACAGCTACGCCGCCGCCGCGACCGGCTCGTTCCCGCAGTTCGTCGAGGGCTTCGCCGCCGTCACCCCGACGGTGAGCGG